AAGTAAGTATCGGTAAAAACACCCTCGGAGGTGGTAAAAAAATGACAACACGGTTAAATAATTATAACCGTAGTACACACGACAATAGTTTTATATGCCGCACATCTATGGCGCCGGGAACACTAGTTCCAACCATGAAAGAACTAGTATTACCCGGTGATACATATTCTATTCAAACAAGGTGTCATACCTTAACACACCCAACGGTTGGACCTCTATTCGGAAGTTTTAAGCAGCAAAACGACTTTTTCTTCTGTCCTATAAGACTGTATAATGCAATGCTACATAACAATGCATTAAATATAGGGCTAGATATGAAAAAAGTTAAATTTCCATATGTAAGATTAAATACATCAAAGATTTCAGACGAATATCTTGAAGGAAGTGGAGAAACCCTAAAAAAAGATGTAAATCCTAGTAGTCTACCTTCATATATGGGATATAAAGCATTGCGCACACCAGAAGGAGAACAGGATGCTGGACAAATACAAGTATTACCTATAATAATGTATTTTGACATCTTTAAAAACTACTATGCGAACAAGCAAGAAGACTCATTTTATCAAATAGTAGGAGGTAGTATATTCCAATATACAACTAATATGGGCTCAGGAAATACAATATATTTCAACATCCAAAACAAAGTTTCACAAAAATGGGCCGAAATATCAAAGATATCAACGAATCCAATAGATAGTAAAATAGACGTACCAGCAGGGAATAATTACTACTACGGATTTGTTATTAACAGCAATACTAAAATTAACGAATCTGATATATATCTAAATTTTGATTACCTAATATTCGACTCGTACGGTATAGGCCAATATAACGGGTATTTATCTGATTTTTTAAATGCCGGTGTAATATTAAGAAGTTCGGCAACAACAGGTACAAATTCAAAATCATATGTGTTTACCAACACCTCAATGTTGCCAGGCTCACATTCACTAAAAAGTAGAAAGAAAATTCTCGCAAAATCCGACTCACAAAACTACGAAAAAATCGCATTATCTACTATTGACGACATGCGGGAAAAAATATTAGCAGCAGGAAAAACCGCATATGAAGCTAATGACCCATTTATTAATAATATATTTAAAACATTCGAAGATCCAGAAGCAATAGATCCAGATAAAAATCAAGTGTTTGCTTGTTCAAACCCTATGGTTGGATTGGTTTTAAAAACCTATCAAAGCGATATCAACACCAATTGGATTAAAACCGAGTGGTTAGATGGAGATACAGGTATCAACGCTATAACAGCTATCGACACAACAGGAGGAAGTTTTACACTCGATACCTTAAACCTTGCGAAAAAAGTATATACCATGCTTAATAGGATTGCCGTAAGCGATGGTTCATACAACGCCTGGATCCAAACAGTATACACTAGCGGGGGTTTAAATCACATCGAAACACCTCTATATCTCGGTGGTAGCTCACTCGAAATTGAATTTCAAGAAGTTATAAACAACAGCGGAACCGAAGAACAGCCATTAGGAACACTAGCAGGTAGAGGTGTAGCGACTAATCACAGGGGGGGGAATGTTGTATTTAAAGCCGATGAGCCTGGGTATGTAATATGTATTTCATCTATTACACCACGAGTAGATTACTTCCAAGGTAATGACTGGGATATATACCTCAATACTATGGATGACCTGCACAAACCACAGCTAGATGGAATTGGATTTCAAGATAGACTTTACAGGCACATTAATGCCAGCGCAGCTATAACAGATTTAGAAAAAACAATAGGAAAACAACCTGCATGGATTGAATATATGACAAATGTCAATAAAACATACGGAAATTTCGCACTCATTGAAAATGAAGGGTGGATGTGTCTCAACCGAATATTCGGAGATATCAATACATACACAACATATATATTTCCACATCTCTATAACAACATTTTTGCGGATACCGACATAACGGCACAAAACTTCTGGGTGCAAATAGCATTTAACTATAAACCTCGCCGTGTTATGAGTGCAAAAATAATTCCTAACATTTAATACTTACAATTATGATGAAGCCACATTTTTTTCCAAAACCGCCAAAAACAAATTACGAATACCAAATCGGCGAATCTATCGAAACAAAGGTGAGACGAATTACCGAAAACAACGAACCTATCACAGATGGAGCACCGATTATCTATACCAATAGAGATGACGGAGTGTTACCAGCATATAATATCCGTACAGATAGGTGGGAAGTAGCACAGGCAGCTATGGAAGCGGTGAATCAAGCCAACCTTGCCAAATCTAAAAATTACGGAAAAATAGAACAACAAGAACAAAATGCCCTCGAATCAAAGGAGATTGGAGATACTCCTTCGCAACAGGATTCGGTGGGATAAACCACACATCTAAAAGGCTGGGAGTTAGGAACTTAGTTCCTACTCCCTCCATTTTTCACAAAATGGTACGCATGTAGCATATATTATCTAGTAATATGTATAACCCTTGTAGAATTACAAGGGCGAAAAATTAAACAAATAGAATAATATGGGATTAGGAAAATCATTCATAAGTAGAATAGGTTCCTCTGCAATTAGTACAGGAACAGGATTTATTGGAAATGCATTAAGCCAAGCATTAGGTTTAAGCTGGTCACCAGAAAGAGCTATGAAAGAACAAGAAGCTTATAATAAAAGAATTATGGCTCTACAAAATCAATATCAGCAACAAGCAGCTGCACAATCTCAACAATATGCAAAAGACTATTGGGATTATACCAATGCCGAAAATCAAGTCAATCATCTGAAAAATGCAGGATTAAATATAGGGCTGATGTACGGCCAAAGCGGAGCGGGTGGTATGGGAGCTACCGGAGGGGCTCGACAGGAAAGCCCAGACCAAGCACAGGGAAATCCAATAGGAATGGCGTTACAAGTTCAACAACTCGAACAACAAAGAAGAATGAACGACGCTCAAATTGCGTTAACAGAAGCACAAGCTAAAAAAGCAGGAGAAGAGGCTAAAAAAATAGGAGGCGTAGATACACAGGAAGCCTTAAAGAGAATAGAAGAAGCTAGTTCTCGAATAGAGCTTAATTTGAAAGAAGGCAGATACAAAGAAGCTCTAACCGATCTGACAAAAGCAGAAAAAGAAGCTACCGACGCATTAAAGAATCTTAGAGAAATGCAAGAAGCACTAACATCAACACAAATAAGTGAAGCCTTCGCCATAGCAACATATTATAGCGAAAAAGCTCACTCAGAATATTGGGTAAAAGAAAATGAAAAAATTCAAAATGAATATTTAAAAGATACCTATGACAACAGAGTTGACGCTGCATATTATAATAACGCCGTAGCAATAGCCTTAGCAGCAAAATACAAAAGCGAAAAAGATGTAAACGAAAAACAAATCAAACAATTAGAGGCAAGCATTAAAGAATTAGAAGCTCTTGCCGACAAACATAATTGGGATAAAGAAACGTACCGCAAACAAGTTGAAGGAATGATTGAGAGATGGGAAGAACAAACCTTTAACGAAAGAATTGGATTGGGCTTAGAGTTTGGAGAGAACATTGTAGATATGCTTTATAAAGGGCGTAGGAAAAAAAGCAGTACAAAAACAAAATCAACCAGACAAGGAAAAACTGTTACAACAGAAACCTATACAGAATCCTATTAATATGTGTTTATATCCTACTTTTATTAAAAATCCAAAATATAAACCTAACAAAAAAAATAAAGGAAAACCTCCTGTCTGTAAAGATAGGAGGCTTTTCTACATACCTGTAAAATGCGGATGTTGTATTGAATGCAGAAAAGAAAAACAACGAGAATGGAGAGTGAGATTGGAAGAAGAAATACGTTCAAACTTTGGGTATTTCACTACCTTAACAATAGACCAAGAAAACATCAAAAAAATAGAATCAATTACCGGTTTAAAATGGGAAGAAAACCCAAACGAAATTGCAACAAAAGCACTCAGATTATTCCTAGAACGAATAAGAAAGGATACAGGGAAAAGCATAAAACATTGGTGCGTTACAGAACTTGGAGAAAAAAACAACAGAATACACTTGCACGGTATATTTTTCGGCCAAAAAAGCGCAGAATTAATAAAGAAGCATTGGAATTATGGATTCATATTCATAGGAGGGTATTGTAACAGCAAAAGTGTCAACTACATGACAAAATACATGCTAAAAGTCGATATCAAACACCCAGAATTCAAACAAATCGTATTAGCCAGTAAAGGAATCGGCGCAGGATATATGGATAGACTAGACTATCTGTGGCAAAAACAAAATTATAAAAATATCAACGTAGCTACCTATACCTTTCGAAACGGAACAAAAATGGCTATGCCAAAATACTATAAAAACAAAATATTCACAGAAAAAGAGCGTGAAAAAATGTGGATTAATAATCTTAATAGAGGGTTATTATGGATTTATGGGGAAAAAGTAAAAGCTGACGATTGGAAAACTATCGACAATCTCAGAGAATATTGGCAAAGATATGGACGCGAAATAATGGGCGACAATCCTATCGCATGGAATGCCATGAAAGAACGGAGAAAAGAGGAAAAACTACGAAGAGCTATTGCAGAAGCTAAAAAATTAGCTGAAAAATTCAGCACGGAAAATCTAACAGAGTTACCGTTACAGGCCGATTTTCCTATGCAAACAAAAAAACAAGAATGGGGAGATATAGTTAATCAATATATAAAAGATAACATGTGGACATTTGAACGAGTGAGAAGGTGCACGACGACAGAGCATTACGACACCTTGGGTGGAACTGAGGTAGCGTGAAATACTACCAGACAGTAATCAGCGGCCTTCGGCCGAGAACAGAAGCTCGCTTCGCTCGGGGTGTATAAGGGAAAGCATTACATGCTTTCTATACGCTCAACGGCGGCGCTCGTTTCGCTGTAAGCCTTGCAGGCTTGCGGGCAATAGTTAAAAATGTTAATAACATAGATTAAAATGGGATATTTATTTGGAAAAGGGGACTTTTGACATTATCTTTGCAATGTAACAATAAAAAAACAAAGTTATGAGAACCTTACTAATTACAAAAAACATTGAAAGAAAAATCATTACAACTCATTATTTTAAAAACGAAGAACAGGCATTACGTCAATGGAACGAATGGCCGTGTAAAGAAGAATGGGAAATTGTTTACTTAAAAAGAAGAGAAAAATCCGGTCACAGATACGGATTAGAATGCGCAAAATTTGATGAATGCGGAGAATTATATTCAAAATATATTATTTGCTTTTCAAAAAAAGAGGCCTTATATTTGAAACAAAAAATTAGAGAAGTTAATCCTAACTATTTATTTAACATTAAAAAACTTTATTAGCATGAGAGAAGAAATTAAACAGTTTTTAAAAGAGAATTGGAAAACAGCAGCAAGTATTATAGGCGCAGCTATACTGCTAGCATTATCTTACTTTATAGAAAGCTGTGGCAGTACTTGGCGAGTGTCGGGAAATACAGTAAATGTAAATAACAAATGTCTAAATGATTCAATTACACATCACAATGATACCATCAATTACAAAATACGGGAAATTCCGTAAGAAAGAATGGATAAAAAGCGCCAAGATACCTTTCGAGTCATTTAGCGAAGGGAGTTACGCTCTTATGTGGGAGGGTTTTGAATGGGATACAGGGTGTATAATAAAAGGATTTAGAGTCGTTATGAATTGTTGTCTCTTCAAAGAAGCCGAACGACTTGAAAATGAATTACGTAAAAGTAGAGTTATATTAACAAAAATAGAAGCAACTAAAAACATTTAATTATGAACTTTCAAGAATCATTAGAATGGGCAATAAGACAAGATGTTGTCAAAGTAAGAGCTATTAAAGTGAATGAAGAAGATAAATTCACCTTTGTAGTAGGAGAATATATAGTGTCACCACTTATATTTGATAGTCAAAAAGAAGCAGAACAATATCTTAAAGAAAATTTCAGCCTTACCAACCTAGATCTATCTATCATCGGAGCTACGTGTCAAAAACTTAATGACCTCAATAATCAACAACTTAAAAACAAAACAAAATGAAAGTAAGTATCGGTAAAAACACCCTCGGAGGTGGTAAAAAAATGACAACACGGTTGAAGAATTATAACCGTAGTACACACGATTTAAGTTTTATCTGCAGAACAACTGCAGCACCAGGAGTCCTCATACCTACCTTAGTTGAAAAAATATTACCCGGTGACACCTTTCCTATTCAAATAAGATGTCACACTCTAACACATCCGACAATCGGGCCTCTATTCGGCAGCTTCAAACAACAAAATGATTTCTTTTTCTGTCCAGATAGGCTATACATAGCAATGTTACACAATAACGCCTTGAATGCAGGACTCAATATGAAATCTGTAAAATATCCACAGTTTGAAGTAGACGCAAGCGATTGCGATTTGAAAAAAAAGATGATAGGCTCAAATGGGTCATTAGTAAGAATGGTACACCCAAGCAGTTTACCTGCTTACCTGGGTTTCAGAAATCTCCAAAAAGATAATACAAAAATATGGAATTGGAATGGGGTAAAACTCTGCATGTACTTCGACATTTTCAAAAACTATTATGCAAACAAACAAGAAACAAACTTTTATACAATTGACGGAGTCAGAGAATTAACAAGTAGTAATAATAGTACAACTCCAAACACGTATTTTTTCGCTGCAATAGAT